CCACGACCGAGTTCGACTTCTAACCCCTCCTCAAGTGCAAACGCCCAGTTTTAAGGATCCTTTCTCTCCTACACACGTTCTGAACGCTCTCGCGCTCATGCGTGTGGCCTTTAGGTAGCAATCCTGCTATCTAAAGTAATCCTGAACTTCTGAGGTTACCTCAGATACCCAGAAACGAAAGATCTCCTATGCCAAGCAATATCACCATCGATGATGGTGCCTCGACCCCTGTCTCGCATCAATTTGTCCCAATGGATCGGACGGATACACTCACTACGTGGGTGGATCCGTTGTCCGATACACCAAGGATTGGTCAACCTCAGATTACTCTGAGTGTGCCGTTCGGGGACAACGCAGTGCAAGTCAAGGCGAAAGTGGTACTCCCGATTCTGGAAACAGTTGCTGGAGATGACTCTTCAGGTTTTACGCCCGCTCCTCGCGTGGCGTACACCCTGATCGGAAAGCTCGAGTTTGTTCTCCCGAATCGGTGCACTGAGGCTGATCGCAACAACATCCTGGCATTCGTTACCAATCTGGCGGCAGATGGTACGATTGTGGATGCTGTCGTTGACCAACTGCGACCCCTGTAACAGGGAGGTCGTCGAGTATGCAAAAGGCTCAGCCAATGCTTGAACTAGAAGTCGCTCAGCGGCTTTTAGCTCTTCTCGATTGTCCTCGTGCTCTGACAGTTAGCATCATGCTAAAATACGAGCACTTTGACGACATTATCGGTCTTCGAACGCCCCCGACTGACTATAGCGATTCTGAATCCTTTTTTCTCGCGTATCAAGCAACTCGTTTACTCCAAAAGAGTGAGTGGTTGCCGACGACGTTCGATAAGGAAGAGGTTGCGCTAAAGTCTTTTAGGGACGCTGAGTCGACATGCAAAAGTACTAATGAGCTTCTTCGAGCTCTTGCGTCCGGGACTGCATCATATGCATCTCCTGGCGTCAAGCGTCTAATTTCTGACGCTCGTCGTAAAGTGCGCTCGATCTTGAAGAGATCTAGTCCCTTTGATTTTTTAGACTCGTGCGGTTTCGGCCCTGGCGCTGACTTGAGTACAAGTGGAGGCTTTACCTCTGCTTATAACAAGCTGGCTAAACCAGGCGATGTTACCCGTGGATGCAGCCCATTTTTAGATTTCTTAGCGAGCGAAAGCTCGCTTGGAGTTCTATTCCAATGGGATATCCGCACGCGTTCCGTTTCTTGCGAACGTGTAGAAGGTAACCGGATCGCATTCGTGCCAAAAGATTGCAAGACTAAGCGAACCATAGCGGTTGAACCGCGATGGAACGTATTCTTCCAGAAAGGCATGGGACGTGTCCTTAGAAGAGCCCTCCAGCGCGACGGGATTGACCTTGACGATCAGTCAAGGAATCAATTCTTAGCGCAGGTCGGTTCTAGGACAGGTTCCTATGCTACTTTGGACCTTGCATCTGCTAGTGATTCCATTAGCTACGAGTTAGTA